AAAGAGTATTATTAGAACTGATAGATATAATTGTGACACTTTCACTAAATATAATACGATTGCAACACAAGATAAACAAACAGGTGATCGTTGTGTGAATGTAATGCAATCTATACAGTTTGGGTTCAATGAAAAAACAATTATTAAGCATAGTAGAGACCATTACAAAGCTATACACCCCACTCAAAAACCCGTCCGCCTATTAGAGCGCCTTTTGGCGTTGGTTATCCCCAAAGACAAACCTCTCAATGAAATAGTAGTAGCCGACTTCTTTGCAGGAAGTATGAGTTGTATGGAAGCGGTGCATAATATGGGTATGAAAGGCATTGCTACTGAGATAGACGAAGAGTACTTTGAGAAAGGGAAACGGCGTATTGAAAATTTGCAACCTAAATTATTTTAAATACTCATTCATTTTTCCTTGTCTTGCCCTCGCTTGTACTTGGCGTGTAATGTCAAGGAGAGGGCTTAGGGCAAGTGGTTATAAAAACTAAAAACATGACAAAAGATTTAACGTTCAAAGAGAGTTGGTATAAAGCTATGAGCCATCTCCCTAAGTCAGAACAATCCAAAGTAACCATGGCTATATTGCATTATGCATTTGCTGATGAGGACTGGGAAAAAGTCCTTAAACCCCAATCAAGGGCAGTATTTTTGCTCATTAAAGCAGACTACCACATGCAAGAGAAGTTAGCATAAGAAGTAATTATCACGTTCATTTAAATAACAAATCATGGAAAGAAAAGTATTACAATTTGAAGCAAGTTGGTATTATGCTATCAAGGATTTATCAAAAGAAATTCAATTAGAAGTATATATGGCAATTTTTGATTATGCCTTTAATGGAGTGGATAATACAGATACCCTTAAACCAACGGCAAAAGCAATATTTATTCTAATAAAAAACGAGATTGATAATAATCAATAAGATAAGCAACTATGAAAGATACTTTTATCCTTAAAACTAAATACGGAAGTATAATCAACAGATTGTCCGACAAGCAGGCAGGCGTTTTATTCAAAATGTTATTTAACTATGTGGAGAACGGGGCAAATGCAGGCTCAACAGATGAGAGAGTTGATATGGCTTTCGAATTTATTAAAATGGATTTGGATGCTTTTTCAGAGAGTTACCAAAAGAAAGTTGAAGCTAATAAGGAAAATGGAAAAAGAGGGGGTAATCCTAATTTTGTAAAGGGTAAATCTAATCCTTACTACAAAGAAAAAGATAACCCAAACATTACCGAAGATAACCGAACATTACCGAAGATAACCGAAGATAACCCTAATGATAATGATAATGATAATGATATTTCTTTTTTAGAAAAAAAGAAACAAAAAAGCGACGCTGCGGTTTCTGATTTGGTGGAAAACGAAAATTCAGAATCTCCCTTAGAGACCCTTCAAACTCCAAAAGAACAAAGCGGCGGCGGGCGAAAGCGGTTTACCATACCAACCCCTGAAGAAGTGCAGGCTTATTGCAATGAGCGAAAGAATGGCATTTTAGGACAACAATTCTGCGACTTTTACAGTTCCAAAGGTTGGAAGATTGGAAGTCAGCCGATGAAAGATTGGAAAGCAGCGGTGCGTACATGGGAGATGCGAAGAAAAGATCTATCACCCTCTGTAGCGCAACCACAGCCACAAATTTCAACGCCAAAACGTATCCGCTTTGACGAATACGGGAACGAAGTAGTTTATTAAAAAAATAGGCTTAAAAATGCAAAACAGAAAAATACCAAATGACCCTGAATTAGAGGCTATCGTACTTGGAGGCATGCTCATAGAGCAACGAGGAGTTTCCGAGGTAGTTGAGGTGGTGAAGGATACGAATGTTTTTTACACCCCTAAAAACGCCCTTGTTTATGAGGCTATTCTCTCCTTGTACAAGTCCTCGCAAGGGGTGGACATAATGACCGTAAAGACAGAACTTCAGCGAGTAGGCAAGCTCAAAGAAGCGGGAGGAGGTGGTTACCTTGTGGAGCTCACAGAGCGAGTATCTTCTTCTGCGCATATACAGAACCATGCCATACTTCTTATGCAGATGTACGTTAAGCGTAAGAGTATCGAGGTAGGATATAACCTTGCTGAGCAGTCGTATGAGGAGGATACGGATATATTTGAGTTGCTTGATGGCTCTTACAAAGAGCTTGATAAGATTTCCGATTGGCTATCAATTAAGCAACCTAAAGAGATAGGCGATTATCTCACAGAAGTTCTTAAGACCAAGGCAGAGAGGGCGGGAATACCTACCGCAGTGAGGGATATTAACCTCAAGCTCAACGGATACCAACCAAGCGACCTTGTAATCATAGCAGGGCGCCCTGCCATGGGAAAGACGGCATACGCTCTGAATGATGCACTTCATCAGGCACGATTAGGCTACCCCGTAGGGATATTCTCCCTCGAAATGAGCGCACGACAACTAACCGCAAGGCTATTTGCCAACTATGCGGGGATAGATAGCAATAAGTTATCTATTGGCACGCTTTCACAGAGTGAGATGGATGTAGCCGTAAGTTTCCGTCCTTCTTTCAATAAACTGCCCTTGTATATTGATGATGAACCCTTTCTCACTCTGTTATCGCTTAAAATCAAAGCGAAAAAATGGGTGAGAGAAAAGGGGATAAAGGTAATTTACATAGATTACCTTCAGCTCATCAGTAACTCTCAGAGAGGACGCACACGAGACCAAGAGATAAGCGAAATATCCCGTACCCTCAAGGGGTTGGCTAAAGAGTTAGATATACCCATCATTGCCCTATCCCAACTATCCCGCGGAGTAGAGACACGAGCAGATAAACGACCCATGCTCTCAGACCTTCGAGAATCGGGAGCCATAGAGCAGGATGCTGACAATGTACTATTCCTCTATCGCCCTGAATATTATCAGATCCCCCAATGGGAGGATGGCACGCCAACCGATAATGAGGTAGAGGTTATCATCTCAAAGTTTCGCAATGGCACAACAGGAGGGATAATAATAGGCTGCCAGCTACAATACATGCGCTTTTTTGAACGAGGAGGAAGCGTAAGCATGAATATTCAACAAGAAAATAATTTACCAAAAATTGACCCTAAAAACAACAGTCCATTTTAAAATGAAAAGTACAAAATTTTTAACAGAACTCAGAGCCCGCGGGCTACAAATCACCGAAAAGGAAGCGCAACACCTCATGGAAATAGCTGTATCTAATTACCGAGAAAACAAGGTAAAACCTATCCTAAAACGGGAAAATATGGCTCATTACCTTATCCTTGCATTAGCGTTCTCAGACGCTACTAACGAGCTATTACACATGATTGACGAGAGCAATTTAAGATATAGATTCAAAAGCAACTTCAAGAATGTGAAGAAGCACACAAGAGATATTGTAGATGAGTTTTATAGAGTGAATAAAGCCGACACTCAACTCCTTGAAGCGTTCAAGTCTTATGCCGATGATATATCGGAAATCGTGTATCTACATTTGGATAGTATCAATGATAACAATAAAAAATAAATGAAAATCATTGACTTATTCAGCGGCATTGGTGGCTTTGCGCTCGGCTTTCAGCAGGCAGGTTACCAATTTACAGAGCACTATTTTAGTGAAATAGATAAACACGCAATAGCAAACTATAAATACAATTTTCCACATGCAAAATACATCGGAGACATTACCACTCTTCACGGAGGAGACTTTACAGACATTGACATTATCTCTTTTGGATCGCCTTGCCAAGATTTCTCACTTGCTGGAAAAAGAGAGGGGCTTAAAGGAGCCAAAAGTAGCCTTATCCAGCACGCAATTGCCCTCATTGCTCAGCTCAGACCAAGTGTTTTTGTCTGGGAGAATGTTAAGGGAGCATTCTCCTCTAATGCTGGCGCAGACTTTTGGGCGATTATCCAAGCGCTTGCCAACATTGGGGGTTATAGACTTGAATGGCAATTGCTTAATACGAGCTGGGTTTTACCCCAAAATAGAGAGCGGATATACCTTGTCGGACATCTTGGAGGAAAAAGTATCCCAGGAGTATTTCCTATCGGAGAAAATGATAAATTACTTGACAGGAAGGCAAGGGAAAAAGGTTGGAGAGGTAGAAATTTCAAAACTTCACTTGCACGAACAATAACAGCCCGCTACTCCAAGATGGGAAGTTATGATACTTATATAGTCCCCAAGGTTGCTGCTACCCTCACAGGTGGAGGACACTCAGGAGGCTTACATTCCGATATGACCGTGATACAGATAAACCCTTCTACTGAATCCAACGGCAGACAACCCTATAAACAGAATAGAGTGTTTGATGTAAGGGGAATAAGTCCAGCTCTAACAAGACATAACAGTAATTATGCCATTAGTAGAATGCGCCGCTTAACTGAAATAGAATGTGAACGTCTGCAAGGTTTTCCGGACAACCATACTAAATATGGCAATTACGATGGTATTATAAAACCTATTGCCAAAACCCAACGCTACAAGCTCATAGGTAACGCTGTAACTGTGGATATAGTAGAATTAATAGCAAAACGATTAAAAAACATACAAAAATGAATAAAACAATTCAAGAACTCGTCCCACTTATCCAAGAGTGGGCAAAAGAAAGGGGAATATTTAAGAAAAGTACCCCATTTGACCAACTACTTAAGACACACGAGGAGGTTGGCGAGCTTATTAAGGCGTGTTATGACAATGACAAACCTGCTATCCAAGATGCGATAGGTGATGTACTGGTTACTCTCATTAACTACTGCTATAAGGAAGAAATAGATGTATTAGAGCAAATCAATGATGTTTTGAATTTTGAAAGAAAGCGAGCAGATAGCAAAGTAGTGTTAGCATTAAGCATTCAAGATAGTTTAACTCGTCTAATGAACGCTAATTTTAGATTTTTAGGGACAGCAGGAGAAAAGCCCTTTTTGTATTTTTATGAAATCATTACTATGATTGGTTATTTAGATGATATAGCTTTCTTAGAAAGCACCACCCTTGAGGAGTGCCTAAATATCGCCTACAACGAGATAAAAAACAGAACTGGAAAAATGATTAACGGTAAATTTGTGAAAGATGAAAAATAACAACTACCCTAATTGGCTCATCTCATTGGAGATAGCCCAAGAACTTAAAGCAATAGGATTTGTTGTTCCTTGTTCTTTCTATTATGATGAAAAATTGCTTAAAATATCACCATGGCATGATGAAGAATTCGTTGTTACAAATTGGAATGATAAACTTTTTCGTTATTGTGTATCTATCCCCACTTGGGAACAAGTCTTTGAGTGGTTCAGAGAAAAAGGGTTTGAAAGTCATATTGGAGTACAGAGTCTTCCATATCCTGATGAAGGGGTTTACTATTATTTTGAAATTTCAAAACCTACTTTATATTCTATAAATCAATTATATTCAAGAGGTGAAATTGACAACTATGAAGAAGCCCGTGAAGCCCTCGTAAAAGCCCTTATACAAACCTATAAAAACGAACAACTATGAATAAAAAACTCATCGTTCTTTCTGGGAAAAAAAGAGTAGGAAAGGATACCGTGGCAAACCTATTCAACGACTACACTAAGCGCAAATACCAACTAAGAGCTTTTGCCGAGCCCGTTAAAGAGATAGTGTCTCAAGCAGTAGGAACAAATTCATACATATTAGACCTTTTCAAGGAAAGCCGATTAGTAGCTGTCAATGGTATATCGAGCAACCTAACCATAAGGGAGCTATACCGAAAGACAGCCGACTTTTACAAGGAACTACTTGGGGAGGATATATTCGCAAAGCTGATGCTAAGACGATTGGCATATGAGAATTACGAATTTCCAAGGGTGATTATTACAGACATGCGCTTCAAAGTGGAGTATGAGCAGATGGAACTACTTGATCCTATCTTTATCCGTGTGAAAAGCAACATGGGCAATATGGATACCCACCCCTCTGAAACAGACCTTGACGATGTGCCTGATAGTTATTTCCATTTTGTGATTGATAACACATGCACACGGACACAACTCAAGGAACAAGTACAAACCATTGTCAAAAAGTTAAGAATATGAAATTATATATCTCAGGAAAGATTAGTGGCACAGACCTAACTCACACACGCAAGCGATTTAGTGATGTTGCTGACAAGCTCCAATCATTAGGTCACGAGGTTATCAATCCTCTTTGTAATGGATTATCTGAAACAGACCCTTGGGAAGCACATATTGCAAAGGATATTGCTAATCTATTACAATGTGAGGGTATATACATGCTACAAGGATGGGAGGAAAGTCAAGGAGCAAGGATAGAACATGCTATGGCAAAAGATGCTAAATTAATAGTATTTTACGAGTAAAAAAGTAATGATTTAGGGTTACAAGGAGCTTATTTCTGTATTCTCGTAACCCTTTATTTACTTGGTTTAAAATCATAATTTAACAAAATGAGTTATATTTGTTGTTGGTTTTATTATCGTTTTTACATACGTTTTTGCATGTGTAAATGTTACTCATTTTCAAATAATTATATAAAAAAATTGTAGGAATAGTTTAGATATTTTTGTACCTTTTCACTTTGTAAGGATTTAACAATCTAATATTATATTTCAGGTTATGAAGACAAACCAAAACATGATTCGTAAAATGGGTAACTTTGATGTTATCCAGCGTACTAAGGATGGATTTTTCAATGCTACCACCTTATTAAAACAATGGAATGAGTTCGTAAGGAATGTAAATTTGAATAATATAAATTTTGACCAAATCAATGAAAATTTAAATAGGGGGAATTCCCCCCATTTGAAAGAGAAGGATATTAAAGAGTTTTTCTCAAATAAATCTACACAAGAATATATAGGCGTCATACTATCAAAGGAAAATCTTAGTAATAAAAATTCTGTATATACAGCAAACAGAGGAAATAAAGGAGGTACTTGGATGCACCCTATGTTGTTTATTGACTTTGCTATGTGGCTTAATCCTTATTTCAAATATGATGTATTAAGATTTGTATCTGATGAAATGATTAAGTACCGAAACCTTGCAGGAGATAGCTATAAAATATTAGCTTCACATGTAGCGACTATCGTTCCTAAACAGCTTATGCCTATGGCTATGAAAAAGATAGCACAAGGATTGAATTTTATAGTTTTTGGAGATCACAAGCACGCTATGCGTAATGAAGTAGGAGAAGAAAACAAGCAAGTAGAACTTTTCCAACTACAACAAAAAATAGCTGACCTTATAGGAGATGATTTCATAAAGTCATTTGACGAATTAATAACCTACCTCCGAAAGTTATATGGAAGGAAATACACACCTAAAGCCTTAATAAATTAACTACAAAGCAGCCTAATGACAACAGACGTAATAACCCCTAAAATAAAGAACAAGAACAGCAGGCAGTTAAAAAGGAGGTATCGTATAATGAAAGCATTTCTCCTTATTAAGTTTGCTCACTTATATAGTCAGCGATGCCTACATCAATCCTTAATGAAGTCAAAGAATGACTATCACACAGCGGAGAATGTATCCAATATGATAAATGATATATTCGGAGGTAAAACCTCCCCTAAAGATTTTATCTGTGATAAGAACGAGCAAGCAGATAAGTGTATTAGCCTAACCGAGGAGATGAAATCATACGAAGGGGCGCTAAAAACACTAAATATCGACCCTCAATATGCATATGCTTTTTGCGCTAATGTAGAATATAACAACTCAGTTCCATCATTCAGATGTTACGGACAACTTGCTATGTATGTAATAGGTCATATTATGAATTATGACTTAGGAATGATAACAAAAGATGAACTCTTAAAAAAAATACAACACCTTAAGGATTTTG